ACGCACCCTGGCCCTGATTTGACGATCCGTATCAGCATCAAGTAACACCGGTTATCTTTGCGAGAGCATCTTCGTCCTTGATGACAAAGCCTTTACGAGTAACGAAACGGAAGGCTGTCATGTCCTGCTCCCACAAGTTGATGGGTGTTTCGGTTCCCTGTGTCAACGTCGCTTCCATCGACCGTGATATCTGTAGTCCTGTCCTGTCTCCTATCATCACATAGGGGAAGTAGGCCAGGAGTATCTCTGAAACCAACGGAGAACCGGCTCTCTGCACCTGACGGGTGAAGCATCCTGGGATACCCCAGAACGAATAGCTTGGCACCGCACCAGACAGATTTTCATGGAAAATCGGCTGGTTGTTAGCATCACGCATATTCCTCATAACGTGCTTCACAGCCGGGTGAGCGATAAAGCCGGTCGCTTGGTAACCATTGACCTCAAGAGCCTGCATCGCCAGGGAGAAATCAGCAGCCAGGTCAACACCAGTACCAAAGGCTATGGTGTTGGCTGCCGGAGTCGTACCGGAGAGGCTTTGAGCAAACGGTGAAGTCGGCTCGTAGCCGAGATAAGTCCGATCCAAGTCCTCGGCAAATGCACCCACAACATCCTCACGGACTACGCCAGCGATGTTGGTGTCAGCGTCCTCAAGCAACTGATCTTCGAGGGGGATGATGACCGCCATCTTCTCGGCGGTGAGGGTGTAGGGTTCAAACGTCGGAGCGTCTTTGGTCTTGACCTCCATCGCGTCTACCCAGTACCCGTTGACCCCATCGGCCTGCTTCCGGCGGTTCATGGTGTTACGCTTCATCGGAATGTGACGGGCGAAACGCTCCACGCAGGAAGCATCCCTGATCAGCATATTGAGTTCCTTCGCTATTTCGTCAGGAACGAAAATGCCACCAGCAGCCTGTGTTAGTGAGTTCATGCTAGGAATAGCCACTTGTTATGTCCCTCCTTTCAGCATATCTAGAAACTTGCTGTCCAAGTCCTTCGCTGACGCAGAACCTATCGGTTCACCACCAGCACCGGGACTCGGCGGTGGAGCAGTCTTTTCGATGAGATAAGGCTTCTCTTTGATGAGTTTTTCAAGGGCTTTCTTCACTCCCTTGACCTCCCCATCGTCGTAACCAACGGCAGAAGGGTCGATGAGGGCAAAAGCGGCATCGGGGTCTATTATCCCCATGCCAGCGGCCTCCGTTTTCACCTCTGCCTTGATCGCTGTGTCGGCTACCAGGCGGTCACGCTCGGCAACCTTCTTTTCGAGTTCAGCCTTCTCCTCTGTCAACTTCTCCAGAGCGGATTTGTCAGCGTCCTCGTACTCTTTCACCTTCGATTGAAGTTCCTCAACCTGACTCTCCGTATCACGCAGTTTCACTCTGTAGTTCGCTGCTTGCTTACGGATTTTCTCAACTTCAGATCGCGGGAAGGTATCGGGTTCGTCTGTCGCATCCTTACCTTCAGGCTCCTGTCCTTCAGTATCTTCGGGCATCTAGCCCACCTCCTCTATTGGCATCTGGCCTTTTCCCTCGAACAGCCATTCGGCTATACCGAGGTCATCTTCTCCTGTCTCAAAATATATATATAAAGCCCCTATCCATTTCCCTATCGGCATACGGACTTCTCGCCAGGTACACATACACAGCGGGTGTGGGGGCATTGGCAGGTAAGCCGGTTCAAATATCTGGCCTGCGTAGTCGTCACATACACAAAGGATTGCGTGTGCCGGTGACAACAACCATTCTAAGCCGGTGACCCAGGGCGTTCTTTGTGCTAGTTCTTTTTCAGATTTCCAGTGAGCAAATTGTGTTTCGGTTCTGGCGAGCCGCAACGAATCAAAGTTGAGTGTCCTGCCGTAAGGCGTTGGCCCAAGAGCGTGTTTGCCAGCGAGAATGAAACCATCAAGTTGCCGTGCTATTTGATAGGTGGGGATATTGTTGAGGATGCCGTTCCTGACAATAGCCCCGATGTCCTTGCCGTATCTCCCTAAATCCCATATCCGGCCTGAGAGCTTCATGCCGGAAGGAAGGCGGTGGGCCATGAGCGTATCCACAAAACTATGCCCCATGCCAAGACTCGCGGCTTCCCCCTTCATGCCGTGCTTCAGGACAGCATCCAGATAAGCGGCGGGTGGGGTGTACTTCCTGTGCTGTAAAGCAAGCACAGCACCAAAAGCAACGGCAAGGGCTTCTTCGTAGTGCCTTGAAAAATCTGCGGTGATCTTGTCCAGCCAGTCCTGATAGCCCTTGTCGGCTTCTTCGGGTATGTATACGCCCGTTCGCAAGTCCTTGAGGAGTTGCGATATCCTCCTGTCTACGTCCTTGAATATCTTTATCTGTTCCCTGCGGAGACGGCTGGAGTTAGCCATTTTCTATCTTGTGCTTGCACTTCCCACAGACCATAGCCTTGATCCTGTTGGCACGGACATCGTAGAGTTTGTTCACAAGGCGCTTGCACATCGGGCAGACGTTGGGCTTCGGGGCTGGCGGGCCTGACGGGGTTGGAGCGGAGGCGGGGCGGTTGCTCAAATCAAAGCCCTCCCATCAGTTTCTTCTCCTCCTCGTCCAGCCTCTTGCCGAAACCCTCATCAGCCATGAACTTCTCGCGCTCCGAAAGCATCTCCGCTATCTTCCTCTCCGGATACTTCTCTCCAAGTTCCTGCAAGGCACCCTTGACCGATTGCAGGCTGGAAGCGAGTTTCTGAACCTCCATCTGTATCTTCTCAGCCTCGTTCTCCGGCAGCGGCAGGTGTGGGATTATCCTGGTGTTGTAGTTCTGCGCTATCTTCTTGATGTCCATGTCGGAGTAGGGGAAATCCTCGGTACCCTGGTAAGTCTCCAGCATACGGAGAACATACTCGTTCATCTGCATTAGCCGGGATTTCCATACCCTCCATTCCTGTTGGGTAGCAGACACCAGATCGGAATAGAGCAACTTGAGGGCGACTCCGCTAACAAGTCCAAAGCCCTTGATTCTGTCAGGAGTAATATCAGGCACGTTTCCAAGCAGATGCATAAGGTTCTCAAGCCTTGTAAGGAAATCGGCAAGAGCGTTGGAGTAGTTGAAGGACGATTCAAGTTTTTTGGCATCGACACCCTCACCTCCTATGTTCCACAGTTCTTGAGGAGCCAACTTCAGGGTTTTCTCCGAGTCGGGCGGGGCGTTGAGCAGCACCGTCACGGCGAAAAGGTTAAACCGCAGGCCGTCGGCGGCATCGCTCATGCTCCTGTTGTACTGATCCATCAGCGGTATCAAATCTTTAAGGTAGGAACGCCCGAACATATCACCGGAGAGAGCCTGGTACGGTATCATTATGGCGGGGATGAAATCGAGGCCGGTGTCGTAGCGGTTGTACCTTATGTCCTGCTCCTGAAGGTTGGCGGAGTTGTAGGTGCCTTCAGTGAGGTAGCAGATGCCGTTGATGAGTTCCCACGACTGCTTCCAAACCGTGCGGTCGTTGTCGTAATAAGAGCAGAAGTGGATCGACTTGAACTTGTCGGGTTCGTCATCGTCCGGCACAGGAAAAATCTCCTGGGCTGGCATGAACCTCGTCCTGATGCCGATGCCCGGCAAGTACCGCAGAACCAGCCCGACCGTCCCGCCGATAAAGTAGTCCTTCGCTGAAGCAAGCAGGTTCTCCTCAAGGCGGTTCTCGCCCCATATCCGGTAGAGCATCTGCTCCCTCGCCGCCGATGCGTCGTCGGCCTTCTGCTGCTTCCGCGAGGGAACGTAGTCGGGCTTCTCCATCTCGTCGGGTTTATCCACATCCTCGGCGGGGCACTCTACGTCCGGTGCCACCTCGAAAAGCCAGGATGCCCTTTTGTTGGTGAACCACGCCGCGAGGTTGACCGGCATTATGGTGGGCGTGTAGCCGAGTGCAGAAGGGGGAGTCCAGTACTGCCCCGTCAGGTCATAGTAATCGTAGAAATCGTTCACTTCAACCACCCGGTCGAGGGCATCGTCACTCAAGAACTGGTAACGGGAACCGTAGATATCATCACAAAGACGAGCCACTAAGGACTCGTCTATGCTGGTATCCGTCCCACTTATTGCTGTCCAGGCATCTTCCCTTGTCATCTGTGAACTCCTCTGCACCCGGCATAACCGGCCCTCACAAGCGACAGTATCATGTACCTGACAGCATCCATCGCGTGATTATCACGGTCAACCGGCTTGTTCTTGAGTATCTTTCCCATATCATCTTCCTCGTAGTGGTAGACCTGCGCCTCTTCAACCGTCCGGGGGCAGTTGTTGAAATCTATCAGCAGCATCCCTTCGTCCAGGTACTTGTTGACCGCCGCTATACCGGGGTCGAGTTCCCGCTTCCCCTTTCTGGCATCGAGTCCGGCGTTCCTGAACTCCTGTATGTTGTCCGGCCTGGAAGGGTCACAGTAGAAAGTCCTGATGTCCCACAACTCCTGCAACCTCCAGGCTTCCTCGATTATCTTGTCGATGGGCGTCTTCTTCTGGTAGAACTCGTCTACCAGGTGAACCCGCTTGTCACCGTCTACGGTGCCGACCGTGATAACCGAAGGTTCTATCCAGCCCCAGTCAACACCCGCGAGGCTGTAGTTGTAGCCGTCCTTCTCCTCCTCCGGTCGGTCGAGGTGGTGGGTATCGACGCTGACGTTATACACCAGGCCCTCCCAACCCACGAACTCCCCGTAGACCTCCTGCTGGAGGAAAGAGCCGGAATAGGACTCCAGCAGGCTGTCCTTGTACTCTTTGGAGAGGTGTTTGTTCTCAAGGGTGCTGCCGGTGAAAAAGTCGTAGTTCTTCCTGCCCCGTTTCGCCCACTCCTCCCATATCCAGTTGCGGCCCCTCGGCGTGGTCGATATCCACCCCAACTCCGGCGACTTCCTCAAGCGGGCGACCATCAACTTCCAGACCTTGTGGGGAACCTTCGCGGCCTCGTCTATGTAGAACCACGAAAGGTTGGGGCCGCGCAGGTCGTCGGGGCGGTCACACGACCGCAGGTAGATAGAACTCCCGTTCTTGAAGTGTACTATCTGATCCTGCCGGTTGTAGGAATCGACCAGCTCATCCCACGCTTCCGGTTGCCCCATCTTCTCCCAGAGTTCGTCCATCAGCATCGGGATCACGAAGTCCTTCAGGTTCCGATAGGTCGATGCCACTATCGCACCGCTCGACTTCGGGAACTCCTGCGAGAGTTTCACACCTTTCAGGCAGCCGCAGAAGGTCTTTCCCCCCCCGACCCCCGTTATCATCGCTGTGAACCTTGCGGGGCTGGTCATAAACTGGTATTGGGTTTTCGTCAATTCTAGTGGTATATCCATCGGGCGGTAGTATCTGTATGTTCACAGCCGGTTTCTCCGGCCCCCCCTTCACCTTCATCCTGGTCTCCACCACGTTGATCTTGTCCATGTAGATGCCGAGTACGGTGGCGGCATCCTTCGCCTGCTTCAGCGTCTCCAGTTTTATGCCTTTGGTGTACTCGCGGATGGCCTCGTTCAACCCTATGACCGTCTCCCAGGCGGTGTCTGCCCACTTCTTGCGGTTCTCGGCCCTGGCCGTCTCCATCTCACCGGCGAACTCCGGGTCGCGGGCCTTCTTGAGCCACCTGCGGATGGTGGATTCGGACACGCTGAAATCATCTGCTATCTTGTAGTTGCTCCAGCCGAGTTCGTGTAGGACTAACGCCCTCTCTATGCTCTCAGGTTTTACCTTTGTCTTTGGCATTGTGGTCACCGTGGTCACCGTAGATAGATCTGTCATTGGTGGGTTTGTCTGCGTACTGCCCGAAGAAGAACCCGGCGACGGCACCGTAGATGGTAAAGGCGGCGGCAGCGGAAACCTTATCAAACATCAGCAGGGTGGTTATGGCAGATATTATCACCACCGCTACGAGTACCCTGGCCCAGATGTCTCTCATCTCTTGTATCTCCTATCCCTTCTTATCTCCTCTTATCCCTCGCTTGCTCCATCCTCCGATAGATTCCCATCACCAACTGCCAGTAGCGGGCAGACCCCTTCTTCACGTTCGGGTACTGCTTCGACACGAGTTCTTTTGCCCTCACCCAGAGATCTTCGTATTTAATGGCTCCTACCGGCACTTCGCGCTCGCCTCGACTTTCACTGGCCCCAGAAGGCGGATCAGAAATCTCAGCAGGCGCAACTTTAGCCTTTGGGACTTCGGGATAAACACCGATACATCGACCTCAATCGTTCCTAGTTCTGCCATGACTGTTCGTCTCCTCCAGTTCGTCGGGCCAGGTGTCTTTCGTCCACATCCCTTTAGCCTTCGCCATGTGCTTCCTGACCTCATCGTAGGATATGTAGGCAGGGGAACGCAGGTCGAATATCTTGATGAAGGCGTTATCCACGTTGGACTCGGCTTCCTTCAAGCGGTCGCGGTACTTCGGTTTGCGTTTCGTGTTGATCCATTTGAGTATAGCGATGTCAGAACCTCGAATCGTCGAGTGTGCCAGTGCCTTTAGTGCGGTGGGTTTTTTAAAATTAGCGGGGGGGGTTAGTGCGTTGGTTATAGTTGGGGTGGTGATTCCGCAAGCAATCGTTTAATTTACATAACCGGTCTGCCAATTCTCGGCAATTCCTGCGGGTTCGTGCTCGATCGTGGCACCAAAATTGATAGTTTTGTGGACACTAGGCCGTATCCCGAGCCTAGCTGCCTGGAAAATGACCGCCGGTCAGTTTTCGAACGTCGTTCCACGCAATCAGCCAAAACCACCCTCCCTCACACTATCCCCCGCCACCACGCCATATCCCGGCCCCAAAACTTTTTCACTTTTTTCACCTTTTCCTCT